CGGCTCGCAGGGACCTGCTCTCGTCGTGCGCGGTTGGCGGACACGGCAGGCAGGAGCGCGTGCGCTACGGAGGGTGGGGTACCGCCCGCTTACGCAGGCGGCTCGCAGGGACCCGCTCTCGTCGTGCGCGGTTGGCGGACACGGCAGGCAGGAGCGCGTGCGCTACGGAGGGTGGGGTACCGCCCGCTTACGCAGGCGGCTCGCAGGAACCCGCTCTCGTCGTTCGCGCTTGGCGGACACGGTAGGCAGGAGCGCGTGCGCATTGGGGGTGGTCTACCGCCCGCTTACGCAGGCGGCTCGCAGGGACCCGCTCTCGTCGTGCGCGGTTGGCACCGGCCGGGCGCCGGCCGAGGGGCCGGCCGCGGACCAGGGGTCCGCCCGACTGAGGCGCGGGGTTGCGGAGGCGCGGGACGTGACAGGCCGGGAGGCCTGTCCTACCAGAGTTTGGGAAGGAGAGAGGCATGTTCGACATCAACCGGGAGCATCCGGAGTATGCGGCCCTGAAGCATGTGTGGCCGAAGTATCGCGACCTGTATGTGGGGGGCGAGCAGTTCATCAAGAACGCGGACCGCTACCTGGTGGCACGGCAGAAGGAACCGGCCGATGTCTACTCGGAACGGCTGAGCCGGGCCTTCTATGAGAACTACCTGGGGTCGATCATCGACTGGTATGCAGCAACGCTGTTCCGGCGGGAGCCGATGCTGGCATATGAGGGTCCGGACGAGCCGGCGAGAGGGTTCTTCAACACTTTCGCGGAGGATTGCGACCGGAGAGGATCGACACTGAGCGATTTCTTCCGACGCCAATTGATCGAGGCACTGGTCGGCGGCAAGAGCTACATCGTGGTGGAGTTTCCGAAGGCGGACGCGATGGCGGCGAACCGGGCCGAGGAAGAGGCCATGGGGCGGTCGCGGGCATACCTGTGTGAGTACGGCGCGGGTTCGGTGATCAACTGGCAAAGAGACCAGCAGGGCGACTTCGACTGGCTGGTGATGCGAAGCGAGCGACTGGTGGACGACGGGGCGGAATGGACGAAGGCCAAGCGCTGGATCTACTACGACCGCGAGAACTACCGGGTGTTCGAGGAGATCGAACGGAAGGGCGAGAAGACACGGCCGGTGCAGGTGGATGAAGGATTGCATGGGCTGGCGAAGCTGGGGCGGGCGCCAGTGTTCGAGTTTTCAGTGGGCGACGGGATGTGGCTCATGAACAAAGCCGCGTCGCTGCAACTGGAGCACTTCAACAAGTCGAATGCACTGAGCTGGGCGCTGACGATGGGGCTGTTCGCGATGCCGGTGGTCTACTCCGACAAGGAGTGGAAGCAGGCGATGGGGGAATCGTACTACCTGCAACTTGGCAAGGACGACCGTTTCGGATGGACGGAGCCGGAAGGGCATGTGTATGAGATCGCGTTGAGGAATATCGACCGGCTGAAGGAAGAGATCTACCGGGTGTGTTACCTGATGAGCCAGGCCGGCGGATCGCTGTCGAAGAACTCGATGACAACGGGGTACAGCAAAGAGCGGGATTACCTGGTGACGCAGGAGGTGCTGCGGGGATTCGGCGACAGGGTGAAGGACACGCTGAAGCAGGTTCTCAAGGCGATCGCGACGGCGAGGGAAGACGAGATCGCGATCGATGTAGCAGGACTGGACGAGTTCGACATCGGGGATTTCACGAGCGAGCTGGACGATGCGGAGAGAATGCTGCGGTTGGGGATCGAGTCGAAGACGCTGCGGGCGCAGGTGCAGAAAAAGCTGGCGATGAAGTACCTGTGCGATGCAAGGCAAGAGGTGAAGGACCGGATCGCGCTGGAGATAGAGGGGGAGGAGTAGAGGGGGGTGGGGGACAGCCACACAGTGTCCACATCGGCTGGGCGTGGAACGTGAGGGTGGAGTTGACGGGGACACCGGTGGCAGTCCCCGAGAGATATGGGCAGCCCGGCTTGGCGAAGTGAGCCGGGCATTGACGAGGGGGTTCTGCGGGGGACCCCCTCATTTTTTGCGGACTTCGATACGGCGTGGAAGAGCAATGCGCGCCGAGGCAGAAGAGGAAGGAGTTGAATGGACCAAGCAAGGAATGGTGGCGCGGCGGGAGACCAGGGGCTCCGGGAAGTGCTGCGAAGCGTGATGGAAGAGTACCTGAGCGGCGAGCGGCAGCGGGCGGAGCCGGCGTACAAGGCGGAACTGATCGAGGAGCGGCGGCGGCGCGAGAGCCTGGAGCGGCGCGTGAACGAGTTAGCGGAAGAGAACCAAAGGACGCGCCGGCGGGCACAGGAGGTCGAGCAGCACGCGCAGGTGAAGGCGGAACTGCAAAGGCTTGGCGTGGGCAAGGTGGATCTGGCGTTCAAGGCATTGAAGAGCGACCTATTGACGCTCGAAGACGGGACGATGGTGGCCAAGACGCCAGATGGAGAACTGGGTCTGAAGGAATACCTGGTGGCGTTTGTGAGGGACAACCCGGAGTTTCTGCCCGCCCGAATACCGGGCGGGTCGGGAGTGACGTCTCCACCGCGGCAGACCGGCGGCGGGGGATACGCGGTCGAACTTGAGCGGATCCGTCCAGGCATGAGCACGGAGGAGTTGCAAAGGGTTCGTGAGCAGATCTCGCAGGTGGCATTGCAGAGCCTGCGGGGCGAGTAGGGCGGGGGCGAGGAACGGCTCCGCGAGAAGAAAGAGGAGAGGAAAGAAGAAGATGGCAACAATCACATCAGCCAATCTGGCGAACGCGATCGTGAAGCTTGTCGCCGTGGAGGCGCTTCCGTCGCTGATGGGCCACCTGGTGATGGGCAACCTGGTGAACAGGGACTTCGAGCCGCAATTGGCGCAAGCCGGCGATACGGTGAACGTCCCGATTCCGCCAACGATGACGGCAAACAACATTGCCGAAGGCGGCAGCGTGGTGACGCAGAACCCGGACGTGCAGACGGCGCAGATCGTGTTGAACAACCACGTTGAAGCGACATTCCAGATTCCGGACGTGACGAAGGTGATCGCCGTGCCGGACCTGCTGCGTTTGTACATGCAGCCGGCCATGGTGGCGCTGGCCGAGAAGGTGGAAAGCGACCTGCTGGGGCTGTACAGCCAGTTCACGGCGAACACGCCGATCGGCACGGGCGGCACGGCACTCACCGAGGCGGTGGTCGACGCGGCAGAGACGACGCTGTTCAACGCCAAGGTGGCGCAGTCGGCTTCGAAGTTCCTGGTGGTGGACGGGACAGCGTATTCGCAGTTGCGGCAGATCACGCGGTTCAGCGAGTTCAGCTCGGCAGGCGAAGCGGGGTTGCGGGCGCTGGTCGAGGGATCGATCGGGAAGTTGAAGGACTTCTATGTGTTCCGCTCGCAGTTTGTGAAGAAGACCGGGACGGGTCCGGTGACGACGAACAATGTGGCTTTCTCGAAGGATGCGATCGGTCTGGCGATTCGCCGGCTGCCGAAGCCGCTGCCGGGCACGGGCGCCGTGGCCGAGTATGCGGAGTTGGGCAACTTCGGGATGCGGGTGCTGATGAGCTACGAGCCGAACACGCTGTCGCAGAAGTTCACAGTGGACATCCTATACGGATGCGGGGTTCTGCGGAACGATCACGGCGTGCAGGTGCGGTCGTAAGGAGGGTCTTGGCAGGGGGCGGCAAATGCCGCCCTCCTGGCCGAGGAGACGACAAGTGTCCGCACGAGTGCGGACACGGCGGGCAAGAGTGCCTGCGCCACGAGTTTGGAAGAGCAAAGGAGGCAGAAGCGTGGATTTGAAGGCGTATTACAGGAAGATTCGCGAGGTGGCCAAGTCGCTCGCCGGGGAATATCAACTGATTGTGAGCCTCGCGACACCGGATGGAGGCAAGGCGGGCGTGATCACTGAGGTCGCCTCGGCTGTGGCGAGCCGGTTGATCGTGGAGGCCAAGGCAAGGAAAGCGACCGACGAAGAGGCCAAGAAGTTCCGTGAGGAGCAGAGGGCAAAGCGCGAGGAGGCACTGAAGAACGCAGTGTCGCAGAGCTTGCAGACGCAACTGGCGCGCGGACTTGAAGCCTGGCTCGGGACGAAGGCAACCCAAGCCGGGGCGAACAAAGAACAGCAGAAGAGCTAACCGAGGAGGCAGGACGATGGCGTTGCTGGTGGATGGCACGTTGAACACGATGGAGTCGCTGAAGGCGCAAGACAGCGGCGTGCTGGAGGTGGCACACGGAGAGGGCGTGGACCTGACAGCGAAGCTGGAGATCGCG